GTTCCACCAAGTTCACCAAGATCTATTTGTTTTTGTTTTGGAAATGAAGTTTCTATTTCCTCACTTAGAGTTGGTTTTTGTTTAGCAGAAACTTCTGCAATGTAATCATTTATAATTTTATTTTCTTGTTTCTGCCCTAAGACAACAGAATTAGAAAATGCTGCTAATTCATTTGATAATTTTGCAACTGTTGTAGCAAGAACTTGAAAACTGTTATTTAACTGCAGATCAACTTGTTCTCTTTTAGCATTCTGAGCTAAAATGATTGATGTATCTCGATTAAAAAAAGATTCTGGTGAGATTGCCATTACTGTCTATTCTGTTGATTCTTAAGTTCTTCAAGATGTTCTTTTAATAATTCAAGATAAATTTCCCTTTCCCAAGGAAGCATATTTTCAATCTCTGTTAATGAATATTTATGGTATTGCATAAGATTAAAATTGGTACGAAAATAATTCTCAAGACTATCTCGTGCAATACTCAGGCGAAAAAATCAGATAATCCCTCCAGAGATACAGTATTCTCTTTTTCCGTATTTGGATTGACAACTTTTGTTTCATAGAAAAGTTTAGGCATTGTTGAGAAAAACTTTTCAATTTCTTTATACTGTTTTGAATTCAATCTTTCAAGAAACTCAATTATTTCTTTCTCAGTATAGTCTTCTGCAGCCCAACACTCATCATCTTGATATACAGTATCAATACAGGATGCTATGATTTTCATTGATAAATCAAATAAATCATTCTTATCATTCTTATCAAAGTTATCTTTAATAAACTTATCAAATGATGGATATTTCATCTGAACAATAAGTTTATCTGTTAACTGAATACTCTTAGAATGATTGGGATCCTTTTTAACCTCAATCTCATCAATGTAAATTGTAATAGGAATTTGAGTTACTCCATCATCGCCACAAGTTACAATAATCTCAATTGATTCTCCAATTGATTTTGCCCTTAGATTTAAAAACAAATATTCAATGTCAAAAGTAGGCAGTTCTCTAATTTGTACATTTTTAGTCAAAGTACAATTTTCCAAGACATCAATAACTGCATTATTGATTTGACTTAGATCTTCAGACTCCATTGCAAGAAGAAGGATCTTCTCTTCTCTTACAAAAAATGGCCTGTACTTTATTTTTTTATTATTTGAAGGTAAAACCAATTCATAAGTTGGTGTAGAAATAACAGGTAATGGCATAAAAATTACTCAAAATATGTGTTGGGTTTGTTTCTAGTTATATATCGTTGATATGACATCGTTACTGCCATAGTCAAAATATTTGATGATCCATAAGCAACTCTCATTGGAGATACACTAACAGGGAATGCATCAATAAATTCATAAGTCAAATAGTCACTTGCAATTCTAACATTATCATAACCAACATCTTTTTCAAATTTTGTCAACAGAAATCCAAATCTATATGTTGATGGATATCTCATTCGGTTTATATTCTGTTTATTCAAAGGATTTTTTGATAAATTTTGCCCTCTGTTTGTAGAATCAACCACACCAGAGGTTGAAATCAATGGATTAATAAAGTTGATCCATTCTTCAAAAAATCTTATTATTTGATGTTCCTTATCAACGAAAAATGTTAAATTGATTTGTCTACCATAATCTCTCATACTTGGAAAAGTTTCAAACTGTCCCTGATATGAACCAATAGATTCAAAAGTATCAAAACTAGATCCAGGCAAAGAAGTTGCATTGCAAAGTAACTCCAATTTCTCATAGAAAGAAACACCACTCAATCCAGCATTTTTAAAATGTTTTGATAGTTCTGTTGGAGGAGAATCAAAAGTTACTCTAAACTCGGGAGTTAAGGATACTTTTTGAAAAATATCCTTAACTTGATTTATAGTATATTTTAATTTTCTTGGGCTTTTCTCTAATGACATCAGATAAATAGAGTTTTAGATCCTATAGTATGTATAAGAGATGTCAGAACCTCTCAAAGGAAAATATAAACCAGTAAACTACAAAAAGTATAAAGGTGATCCTACAAACATCATCTATAGAAGTTCCTGGGAATTGAAGTTTATGAGATATCTCGATTTAAATGAAAATATCATACAATGGAGTTCTGAAGAATTTTGCATCCCATATAGAGATCCAACTACCAATAAGTATAGACGATATTTTCCAGATTTCTACATCAAATATGTTGATAAGAATAAAAAAGTTGTAGAATCTGTCATTGAAATCAAACCCAAAAAACAAGTCATTGGCCCTCCAGTCAATCCAAAAAGAAGAACAAGAGGATGGATCAAAGAGGTTTATGAGTATGCAAAAAATCAATCTAAGTGGGATGCTGCAAAAGATTACTGCAAAGATAGATTATGGGAATTTAAAATACTCACCGAAGATGAGTTAAACATATGAGTATTGTAAAATCTATTCGAAGTAAGGTAGGAAAAAAATCAAAGACAAATGATTGGTACGTCAGTCAACTATCTGAAGAATTAAAAAAATATCAACAAGTAGACTCTGATGAATTTAATACTGAAGGTTTATCTGTGGGAAATCTTTACTTTTTTAGATACACTCCACAAAAACCAAGAAAGAATGAAGTTTACGATTTAAATCCTCTTGCCTTCATCTTAGAAATAAAAGGAGATAAATTGTTAGCAGTAAATTTCCATCACGCTCAACCACAAATCAGAAAAATATTAGCAAAATCTCTTCTAAATAAATTAGATGCAACATCAATCCCTAGAAATTGCTATAGAACATATTATCTTGCAGGGTGCAGCAATTTCCAAAAAGTACCTGAAAAATTCTGGGAAGAAGTTTCAGACTTACCAACAGAAAAGTTTTATAAGTCAAATACATCAATACATTCAAGTAAAGGTTGGGAACATAAAAGTTAATGGCACAACAACCAAGCAAAAAGTACACTATTAATGTTCCCAATGCTGGAGTCAGTGGCTCAGTTACGATTACATATGAGTCATATGACTCCAACTTCTCGGTTGGGAAAATTACTAAAATAACTTTAAATGATTTGGAGTTAGATCCATCCAGTTCTCAAGCATCGACAATTTTAGCAAACAATAATACCAAAAATGCTTACAGAACCTCATTAAAATCAACAAACTCAGATTATTTTACTAGAGTTGGTGGTATTTCTACAACTCCGGCATATGCAAGTAATGCGGTTCAAGTTTATGCACAAACTAAAACTTCCGAAACAACAAAGACAACGATAGATCCACCACAAACTTCAACATCTTTACCATCTTCCACCCAACAATCTGACTTAAACGCTCCACCAACAACAAACGCAGCATCAACAGTTTACTATTACCCAGTTGATATTAGAACAGAAATACAAGACTATATCCAAATATCAGCTTTTGAATATGAACCCCCAAATACATCTTTGAATCCATTTTCAAACAATCAAACTAATTCAAATTCTGGTGGATTGGGATCAATATTTGCAGATATAACTCAAGGAGAGTTGAGAAGTAGAGCTAAATCTGGAAAAGGAACGGTCGTACTACCAATGCCTCAACAGACTGGAAGTGTGACGGCAGCGAACTGGGGAGAAGCTACATTAAATCCAGCAACTGCAGCAACAATCAGTGCAGGTGGCAACCTAGTTACTGGAAATATAAAAGAGTTACTTGAGGGCGCAGTAAAAAATGCAAATCCAGACACAGCTTCATATCTAACTTTCAATGCTGCATCACAACTACTTACTGGAGGAAATGTTAATCCCAACGAATTATTAGCGAGAACTACTGGATATATTGCAAATCCAAATGGAGAACTGTTATTTACAGGGCCTAGATTAAGAGGATTTAATTTTACTTTTAGACTTATTCCAAGATCTAAAGATGAAGCAAAAATGATAAGAAGAATTGTAAGATTTTTTAAGTCTACAATGAGTGCTCCAAGATCTACATTATTACTTAAAAGTCCTTGTTTATATTTTATTGAATATAAACGACAAAGTGGAAATGGTGTCGTAAAAGCGTTAAATAAATTTAAACCTTGTGCTCTGACTGAGTTTCAAGTTGATAATGGAATTGGAAATCTTTGGAACTCATACTATGATGCAATTGACGATGGGCAACCACTCATGACAACAATCCAAATGTCATTCCAAGAAACTACACCAGTGTTCCAAGAAAATTATAATGAATTCAAAGATCAAGACGATATAGGATACTAATGGCATACTTCAGATACGTTCCAGATTTACTCTACAAATCTCTTCAACAGAGCGGTTCATCGTTCGACACCGCAAGAGTTAAAAACTTGTTTAGAAGAGGAAAAATTAGAGAAGACATCTTCAACACTGTCATTTACTTTGATAAGTATTCAATCAAAGGTGATGATAGGCCAGATAACGTGGCATTTGAAATTTATGGCAATTCTGAGTTTGATTGGGTAGTATTACTTTCAAATAATATCATTAATATTCGAGACGAATGGCCATTAGACGACATATCATTTGAGAAATACATCTCAGCAAAGTACACATATATACAAAGATTTGAACATCATCATTATGAAACTAAAGAAATAAAAGATTCTGAAAACAGACTCATTAGAGAAAGTGGAATGATTATTTCTGTTGATTCATATGATAATTATTCGTTCTCATACTTCAATGGTGTCCAAATTGTTACTGAATCAAAAACCAGTTTAGTACCAGTTACAAATTATGCATATGAAGTAAATCTGAATGAAAAAAAGAGATCCATATTTCTTCTAAAACCTCAGTTCCTATCAACAGTCACTCAAGACTTAAAGAATATTATGAAGTATACTGAATCATCTCAGTTTGTAGATAAAAATACCAAAAAAACTATAAACTAAAAAAATAGCCGAAAATTTTTTTCGACTATTTTGGAATTAAAAGGTGATTTTAGTATCAGTCTTCAGCAAGTCGCTGGAAGTAACTGAGAGTATCATCATCCTCTTCAGTTTCATTGATCTCTACAGAGTTTGAAACAGGACGAGAAGTTGACACTGGTTGAAGATCCTCTTCCTCATTGTCAAAAGACTCATCACGAGGAACAGGTTGACTCTTCTTATTCAGAACACTGTTGAGACGAGTCTCCAGTTGTTCATAAGTTTTGAAGTTTTGTTCTGCAACAAACTCCTTGAGAGAATATTCTTTCTTCCAAATTGCTTCGAGTTCTTCATCATCAAGATTAGCAAGAACTGCAGATGAATCAAACTCAGACTTATCATAGTTCGGATAACCATCAGCCATACGAACTTTCAGTTTAAAGTTTGCACCTTTCCAGAGATCAAAAGCATCAATGGGAGTTTCATCCTCAAACTCAGGTTTCAGAGCACTGGTGATCTTTTCAAAGATCTTCTTACCATACTTGAATAAAAATACCTTACCCTCATTCTCAGGATGTACAGGATCCTTAACAACGTAGATGTTACTGTAGTAAGACAGTTTACGCTTACGTTGACGAACCACTTCCTGATCAGACTTGTTACCAGTGTTCCAGAGTTCACGATTCATTTCCGATACTGGATCCTTACGCCCAAGAGTAGTCAGAGAGTTTTCAATATACCATCCACCAGGGCCTTGGAAAGCATGACTCCAGACTTGAACAAAAGAATCATCCTCACCATCAGGGGGAGGAAGGAAACGAATCACGGCATAACCATTACCAGATTTATCACGCTCAATCTTCCAGAACCTATCATCAGAAGATGAAGCTGTCTTATTGAGTTTCTCTACCTCTTGAACCAGACGAGCAGTGAGTGATCCAAGGGAAGATTGTTTTTTAAGATTTGCGAAAGACATGTGTTTCTCCGTATACGTTGTATTCGATGTGTAACTTGTTTATTGTAGTGGATGAAAGGGGATTTGTCAATCCTTAACAACCTCAGTTTCAGAAACTGGAGTTTCAGGTTCTGTTTCAGGTTCTGGTTGAGGTAGAGTAACTCCTAGTTGAGTCAGATATTCAACGACTCCTTGCAGTTTAAAGAACATCTCTTTTTTTACATTAGTTTGATTATTCAGTTGTTCAACTTCCTTAGCAAGAGATTGTTGTTGATCCAAAATAGATTTCAGATGTTGTTGTTGATCAGTCATTTAGAATTTTCTCCTTAAGTAATTTTTTGTAAGACTGGATATCAAGATCCAAAAATGGTGAGTACTTTTGAATCTTAAGACTGCATGATTCCCATACAGGATCTAGCAATAGTTTATCATATTTTTTTGAAAATTTCAATATCCGATTCAGAATAATCAAAGTTTCCAATGAAATCCTCCCAGACAAATATTCTTTTAAGATTGGAGGATGTTGCCCCTTTGTCTCAAAGATAGAGTTGAACTCTTGATTATCAAAAAGAGATGAGATTTCATTCGTAAATATATATCGCAAAC